CATTCTTCTTTGCCACAACTTTCAATTGTAGGGATTGGTGCTTCACAAACTCTTACAAAACTACCATCGTATTTCCAAATATGTTTGTGTTGTTTCTTTTTCATTCTTAGTAAATCAGGGTGTTATCCATCAAAGCGTATATAATGATAAGGTCTAAGACAATTTGCACAATACTTTGGTATTTCTTTTCCCAACCAAAAAGGTGAAGTTTCATTTACTTGCCACGCACAATCACAATATTTTACTTTTTTATATTTAACTACTTTTGGTATTTTCATTTTCTCTCCTTATCCTCTATACTTCTTTAAATCCTGTTTTGTTCCCTTCCAGAGAATTTTTGCTTTCGGGCCACCCAGTAAGTACCAATTAGTTCCATCTGTTGTCCCCACAAGCCCCATCTTCCACAATTTGACTGCGGATTTGAATGGATAGCCTTTTTCTTTAACCTTTGAACAATACTTCCACTTCTTAATTCCTTTGTATAGAGAGCCGTTATAGGCCCTAACCGAGTCCCAAACCGAGGCCCCAACCGAGTCCCTAACCGAGGCCCTAACCGAGTCCCAAACCGAGGCCCCAACCGAGTCCCTAACCGAGGCCCAAACCGAGTCCCAAACCGAGTCCCAAACCGAGTCCCCAACCGAGTCCCTAACCGAGGCCCCAACCGAGTCCCTAACCGAGGCCCAAACCGAGGCCCCAACCGAGTCCCCAACCGAGTCCCTAACCGAGGCCCAAACCGAGTCCCCAACCGAGTCCCACTTCGCCAAGAGTTTAAGATGTCTTGTACTTATCTTTGGAGGTTTAATCCTAAAAGGATGGATGGGTTTAATTGCTTCTTTTAGATTGATTCTTGAATAAACTAATTTCTGCCACTTTTTACAAGCGTCATAACAAGGTTTCTCATAACTTTTATCTAACCAAGAGGGTGTAACCGCTTCGTCAATCTTAAATACCCACTTTTGTTTTGGGTTAAGATAATTGCCATCTTTGGGGTTGATTTCAATTCTTGCAAAAGTGTTTTCAGGAGGCATTACATCATCTTTTAACTCTTTGTCTTTTTTGACATACAAAGTCTGGAGTTCATCGTGAGAATCTACTCCTCCTTTCCAATATACTTTTTTACTTTTGGTTATTAAAATACTTACAGCCTTACACATTTTTATAATTTCTTATCCTTTCGTTATTAAAGACTTTAGTGGTGCGGGTAAACCTGTAATGTTGCCTTTCGGCCCTGCACAGGAACCCTCAGTAAATTACGTCAGGCCTGATAATTTTCTATTACCCGCACCCCAAAATCCTCAACTTACAATCCAAAATAATCCCCCTATTGACGTAATTATAAGTACAAATCCTAAGAAAATTGCTATTACATCATGGTCATCTTCGGCCGTGGCTATATTATAAAGCACTATTACAGAGAAAATTGCGAATGGTATGAAGCCGAGAAATTTAGGTATCATTTAAGTTTCAACTCACCTTCAAAGGCACCATACAGTTTAATTTTCCCATTATCCTCGTAAACAAACTCGTCAGTTGCATCTATTGTTTTACCGACTAATTCTGGATAACCAAAGGCTTTCTTAAAATGTATTTTGTAATCTTGTATTTTCATTTTAGTCTGTCAATTATAACTACAAGTAAAACTACTACTGCTATTATTATTATAAACAGGGGTGTCATTTTCGGTTGGTTATAATCCCTTCTAAATAATCTTCCATTTGTTTGCCGGTCCACCTTGTGCAACAAAATTCTATCTTTTCATGGCAAGGTTGGCAGGCGAGTACAACCCTTCTTAAATCCGTAACTTCCCGGCGTTTCTTTGTATGTGCAAATCCTAGAAAATTATCGTGCTTACACCCTTCTAAGTTAAGCTCGCAAGTTGTAATTCCTTTTGCTTCAAAATCCTTTTTAAGTTGCTTTCGTATTCTATTCCAAATTTGTACCTTACTCAATTTAACTTGTTTAAGTGGTTTAGGTACGGGTATCATTTAATTATTGTTGCTTCGTAACTCATATTTATATATTTTTACCACAAGTCCACCTGACAAAACTCATTCCGTCATTAACAAACATCCGGTAAGCGTAATCAGTTGAACATTTAACGTCTGTGGCACACCAATCGCTTACGTGAGGGTGATATACATTATTTATTTGCCAGTATCCTCTATCTACCCCCACCCCACCCCAAATTCTATTATCATTTTTTGCATTGGGATTAAGTGTTTTATTCTCACACTCAAGTAGTTTAAGTGCTTCTTCGGCATCGGCTCCGAATTTATATCTTATATAGCCTTTAATATCTGTGGGAACCGGTATTACCCCTACAGTTATTACTTCAGAGGTAATATGAGTCGTTGTATCGAGTTGAGGGGCTTCTTGGGCCAGTACACGAGTCTTGGGTGCGTGTTGGATGTCATATCCCACTACCGCAGTTAAAATCATGACGGTTATGAATATGTTTCTAATAATTGTACTTGTTGTCATATAAGGCCGGATAATCAAACCTCTCACAGTTACAATTATCCAGGCCTAGGTGTAGTAGTGGGCGAGTCCTCCACACTAGCTTTGGCCTTATATATCAACGAGTTATAATTACAAAGAGCAAAATTATAATAGCTATCCAAATAAATAAAAAGTTAAATAAATCCCAATTATCATTCAACCAGTTACTCGTTCGATTCATCATAGTCTTTTTGACTTGCATATCCTTCTTTGTATTTACTTGTTTGTTCGGCAAAGTCTTCTTGAAAGCAAGTCATACATTGTGTGTATTCCCGGTTGTTGCCGTGTCTATCTATTCCGTACTTTCTAAACTTACGGCCGCACTTACATACTATAATCGGATTTTCTTTAAATGCTTGTATCATGTTTTTTGTTGTTATCTATACACCACTTGAGTCCGTCAATTTTGCCTTGTCTATAAAAACTCTTTAACCAAGACTCCGCCATTTCTTTTTGGTGTTCCGGCAATTCCAATGACCATATATCTTTAATTGCTTCCTTGATTTGTTTTTTCATTCTTTCCATTCGTCTATCGGATCTACATCAATCTTTTGTTGTGTCAATTCGGCTACTCTACTCTCATAACTTTCAGGCGAACATATAAATTTACATCCGGTTGTCGTCCTAGTAGTAAAGTCATAGTGTCCGTTTTCGCAAGTCCAATAAGTCTTACCGTCTTTCTTGCTTACTATAATTTTTAACTTGCCGCTATCTACCGGACAAAGTTTGCCGGTTACATATTCTATTTCCTTTTTGGCACCAAACACGGCTCTCAATTGCGGTTTGTAGCCTAAAGTTTCTAATTTGTTTTCAAGTGCGGTTATCTTGGCTAAAAGTACCTCACCGGACATTTCTCTTAAAGTGAATAAAGTGTTATATCCTTTTGGCGTGACTACACTTAGCGTGGCACTTGCCGGGGCTTCACCGATAATGTTTGTTTGGTCTTTCATGTTATTTTTTCAGCATCCAAGTTTGGCATAGCGTCTTGTAGTCTTTCTCTATTTTCTTCTCTCTTAACTATCTGCCAGAGTCTTTGTGAACTTAATTGATATTTGTGTACCATTTCTATATAACTTAGACCCGCTTTAAAGTCGTTGTAAATCGCTTCGTTTCTTGTGGTTTCTTCTTGTGTTGCGTGTCCCATGATTAGTATTATAAAGACTATTTAAAGTTTGTCAATAGGCAAGTTGTCTAGCCTTGGTTATCGCTTGGATAAACCTTGCGGCATTTAAGACAATAAAGGCGGTGTCCGGTAGGAAAAGGTATTCTTGTACCGCAACCTTTACAATATTTAGTTTTATACCTTGTAAGTTCGGCTTTGGTTAGTTTTTCATTCATTGAATAGTTTTTTTGCAATCTCTGGCGTAACCAACCCGGCATCGGGGTCTACCCAATCAGGGGAACCACTAATGAAGGTGATTATTTTGGGAAGCAATTTGGTTTTGAATCTAAACACGAAAGCCGGATCCCATTTAGAAGGTGGCCTGTTATAACAAAAGTCTAATCCTTTAAGTAATTCATCTTTCATTTTAGTAGCACTTGACCGACTTGACTGCCAATGATATACTTTGTGCTAGATATCCAAGGGCCGGTACAGTCCTTTAACGCAGAACTTAAATACCGGCCTTTTTTAATATCTTCTTTCTAAATACATCACCTAACTTGGTCATATTGTCGAGGTAATTATCCATGTTAATTTCGTGTTCTACCGGCGGATCGTTGTCTATGACAAAACCTTCGAACATTCTCATTGGCGAATTTTCAAATAAAAACACTTCTTTCTTCCGCTTCCATTTACTCTTGCATTCTTCTGCGGTCATATAATGTGTGTGTCCTTCACAGGTTACCTTTAACATTCTATCTTGTCTTTCGGCTTGTTTAACGTATTTGGCGTTTATACGAACACAAGGGAAATCTTTGTAAACGAACATTGCTTTGTCGATTGGTACTTCTATAAAATCCATTAGTATCCTCTTTCTAATACTTTTTTAGCGTCTTTAATCAGGTAAGAAAGGTATCACCGTCTTTGTGAGTTTCGTGTCTTAGTTTCATAGTGTTTATATCCCTACCACCTGAAGGTGAAAGAAACACGTTCCCCCCCTCCCCCCTTAGGTTAATGTAAACGATTGCTTCAGCCGAAAATTGTTTCATTTCGGGAGAAACGGCCTCCTATCGTTCTAAGGCTTATGTTTCTGTTCCATCCCCACCCCTTCGGTGTTTTAGAATGTCTTAACGAGATTATTTATAGCCTCACCCGTTATTTAAGTTCCCCTTGGCTGTTTTTTTACTTGTGTCCATGTCTTCTTTTAATTGTTCCAGTAATACTTTGCTTTGTGCGATTTCTAACGAAGACAAGTGTCTGACTTCAATGGGGTTTAGTTCGGTTTCAAATAAACAAGGAGCACACTGAGTCATTTCCGGAAACACTTTCTTAAAACCAACGTGCCAATACTTCCATATTTTCTTTCCGCAGGTTTCACAATTTATAATTGCTTCGGGAGTTATGTCGGAAAAGGCTGGAGAATCTGTCATGTCTTAATTGTAAAGAGTTTTACTGAACAATCAACTACCACTTAAACATACAAACTAGAAGCAAACTGTATCATGTGTTATACTTAGTGACAGGAGACAGCTCGGCATTGAAAGATGTCGGGCTATTTTCTTTTAAGGTGTTCTACGTTCTCGTGTTCTTTGTTAGAAGAATATAGTTTAAGATTTTTAAGTCGATTGTCTAGTTTATTTCCATTGATATGATGAACCACCTCGCCCACCAATAGATATCTTCCAGTTTCCTTTTCCATAACCAGTCGATGTTCTCTTACATAACCCATTGAATTTGCATATGGATGTTGGGACATCTTTATCAAGAAGTATCCGTGTTTTATAATTTTGCCACCCAAACCTTTGTTCCACGGAGTTCTTCCTATCATTTTAGAAGTATCTTTTATTTTCCAGTGCATTCCCAATACGCCACTGGTCTTTCCTTTCTTAATCTCGCTCATTATTTGTTTTACTTTTGCCGAGTGTCTCTTACCGAAAAACGAGTTTTTTGGTCCGATTCTACTTTTTCCCAAACAAGATCGACTACAAAATTTAGATTTTCGATTTCTACTTTTATATGTTTTATGACAAAAGGCACAATTAAATACCATGAAGATATGATACACCCAAGCCAAACTAAATGCAACTAGCTATTGGCTTTTAATATGTCGTTGTGATAAATGATTTCTTTTCCGCCCGATTTTAATGTAACCGCACAACCATACATTGATTCTACATCTTGTTGAGCATAACCAATTTTTCGTGCATATTCATCTGTGGGTTTATAGGGGCCAAGTGATATGTGGTGTACAATTCTCGCTACTCCCCCAAACTGGTTTACGGTTTGTTCTGAGTGTCCTTTGGTGTGGGTGTGTGCGTTGAAGTAAATGTCTGCACCTTGAATTTCCTGAGAAGCCCTTTTACTGGCCCATGTGTTATCTCTAATAGATGAACCCCTAAGTCTATGTCCACCTGTAATTCGATACTCTTGGTCGTCTACTTTTGCGGTTAAGTGTCCTATACCTTGCATATAGTAAGCTCCCATGCTGTTCATAATTGCATATGGGTCAATTCCCATTTTTTTTGCCCACCCGTCATGGTCTCCGCCAAACGCTATTAAGAGTTTTCTGTTCATCGCCAAATGGCTTACAAGCGATTTCATATAAGCATACTGTTCCGGCACCTGTTCTATCTGCTCCATTTGTGCCGGATTGAAGAAAAACCCATCTATTAAGTCTCCAACTAAAATTACATACGAATTAGGTGTCTCAACAATTGCCTTAATTTCTTTTTCTAACCTATCGTAATGGGTAAAAGGAGAACCTGTGTGTGCATCTCCTATAAAATTTAGGGTTGTATCTCCCTTAAACTGAATACTTACGTGGTCTAGTTCTGCATCTGAAGTCTCTTTCCATTCTGTCTGTCGGTGAATAAACCTATCAGACCAATAACTGAAATCTCTAGGGAACGTCTTGGGGGTCTCCATAATCGGAGTGTCTGTTGATTTGCGTCTGATTTCTTTGTCAGATTCAAAACTTCCGTCTGGTAAAAAGATTCCTCTTTCAGGCATATTGTCTCCTATGTAAATGACACCTTTGTTCGCCATCCTTGCTGGTTAAGGCTCCATGTTTATTTATGAAAATAAAAAATACCAATCCCAAAACAGACAAAATCCCCTCTATAATTAGAAAACCGAGCAGTAATTTCATATAGACTCACCTTCTTTCGATAACTAAATTATTTATCTCTAGTCTTATTTCAGTCAGTTTTTCTTTTACTTTTTGTCTATCTAGTTCTTGAAGTTTGTCCAGCGAAATTCCTGCAAGGGTTTGATTATTAGTTGAAAGTGCTTCAGCATACAAAGTAAGAAGCCCTTGTCGGGCTTGGTCTTCTAAAACAGAATTGTAGATTTCGGTCATTTGGTCCCTCCTATAAGTTGTCCTGCTTTATACACTCCACTACTGGCAAGTCCAACGGCTAATCCTATTTCCATACTCGGAAGTCCAAACCATTTAAGGAATCCAAATAGTGTTCCAGCTATAACGGCAGTCATAAAGAACACAAATGATTTCCAATTCTTATCTAAAGCAAATTGGATACCATTTACAAGTCCTATTAAAACAAAAGCGGCCATTGCATAAATTGCTAAATCCATAATAGTCACCCCCTTGTCAAATAACTAAACGCCAAGAAAATAATAATCAATTTTCCCCACCAAACTAACTCATACGCAAATCTATCAATTTTGTCTTTTGATTTTTTACCATACATCATTTTTTCTTTTTCCGTTCTAATTAGCTTCTTAACCTCTTTCCAAAACTTAGTCCATGCAGGGTTTACCTCACTAGAAACTCTATCCCACCTCCGAATTTTAGCTGCCAGTTTTCTCTGTTCATTTTTTGTCATAACTGCTTGCTTTTAAGGGGCAAGCGTAACCTCAATCCAAGATATTTCTCGCATTTTGTATCTTGGTCTTTATTTGCTGAATTTCGTTGTCTTTATTAACAAGCTGTGCTTTTTGGTCATTCATGGTACTTCTAACAGCTTGCATCTCCATTGTTCCCCATGGTGTACCGAAGTCATATTTGCTCTGGTCGTTTATTGGGGCTGTTACTGGTGCCGCCATCCAAGTATTTATGAAAGCAATTGGGTCTTCCCAGTATTGATTTAATTCACTTGTAGTATTGGCGATATTGTCTATCCCAAAAGCTACAGGGTCTACTTTGAATATAGCAAAATGAAGATGTGCATATGGAGTACCACTTTTTCCGAGACGACCTATTATTTGACCCTCTGTGACCTCCTGTACGCCATTGAGAAAGCCCGTATCCCCTAAATGGCAGCAATGTACCCATCTGGTTCCCCAAGCTCCCTCAATGCGGTACACGAGGTGTCGGCCAAATCCTGTTGTCGGGTGGGAAGAAAAGTGATAGTAAACTATCTTTCCGTTGGCTATTGCTTTTATCTCTTGTCCTAGGTCCGTATCCCCACCTGTTTTAAGGTTTAGGTCTACACCTTCATGATAACCGTAAGAGGTCTGTGCTCCAAATCCTTGAGCATTGTACCAATCCTTTTCAAAAGAAATCTTTGAACCGTCGGCTGTTACTGGATAACGCATGTTTTATTTTGTTACTTCTTCTTTAATCTCCTTAACGTCTTTTTTAATTACTTTGACATCACTTTTAGTTTGGGCAATGTTTTTACTATCATCTTCCTTTTTATATTTTTTGTGAAACAGGTAGTTAAGGTAAAGTCCAACACCTAATAAAGTAATTGGATTTATTGTGGCGATTGCTCTACCTATATTACTATTTGCTCCGTGAAACAAAGTAAGATAGCGTGAGATTGCTATGACTACTGAACCAAGAAATATCGCAAAGGTTAGTGTTTTAAGAAAAACCAATCCAATCCCATCTTTGGTTTTAAGCGTTCTCAAAAACAGATAAAGGAACATGAGTGAGGTCAGGACATAAAGTCCGAAGCCGATAAAGAGTATGTATTCCATTAAAGTGTCCATATTATAGATTAAATACCATCTTAACTCCAACTAAGCCTAGTACGCCTGCAACCAAAGGTATAATTACATACTTAAACATCGTCTGTAACCCATCTACTTTACCATCAACTCTTTCAAACCCCTGGGCATTAAGAGTATTTTGCGTATTTAACATCTCTACTATTCTACCTGTTACCATGGCCTGTTGTTTAGTGCTCTCTGAGATGACTGTTATCGCTTCCGTAGTTTTTTTAACAAAGTCAATAATCTCTGTTTGTTGTGTCATAACATTGCAAAGAAACCTGCTGATGGTACGGTATAAGTCACTACTAATTTAGGTTTATTGGAACCGTAATCAGATGAACGAAAAACAATCGAGGCGGACACACTACCAGACCATGTAGGTGCTGAATTGTCAATATCACAACTCAATAAATGTCCATATTTGCTTATACCCGTTTTGGAAATGCTTGCTATACCATCCGCATTAAAAGTCCAGTCGTTGTATCCGCTCGCATTCCATGCCGAAAGGGCTATGTCGTTTGCATACCTTGTTGAACCAAATTTAGCAATTGCATAATCTCCTGTGGCTAATCCTGTATTTGAGGTTGGGTTGGAACTAACTATTCCAAAACCTTGACTTAAATAGTCGCCTATTGAATTTCCGTATCCCGAAAAAGTTGCTGCAGTGATAATTACAGTGATACCCAATGAAGATGTATCAAACAAACTAACCCCTCTACTATTAGAAGTGTAGACATTGGGTGAACCCGAACAAGATAATTGAGCATAAGTAGTAGTACGGGTATCATCCACCGAAGTACCAGCACCTGATCTGATCGTGGCAAAGTCGCTATCTGTGATTCTATTGATTTCACCATCGACACTTGTGCTTTCTGGGTGTGCATCTGGATTGAAAGTTGCAGGAGAAGCTAGATAAATTAAAGGAAGTTTGTTTTCAAGTTGTTTCGTTTCTCCCATAAAGTGAGGAATTACAAAAGGTCTTTCTTTTGGGGTAATTGAACGTAAAACTTCGGGCATATCTGCATGTAAACAATCTACCGCAGTTAAAACATCGGCGAAGTGTTTTACATAAGGAGAACGAGAATGAAAAGTTGCTCTAAATGTGTTTTTGTCTAATTGTTCGTGTATTCCATCTGGGGTAATTTTAACAATCGGGTTTTTATATTTAACTCCAAATTGCGAGATAAAATCACGGCCATAAGAAGTATTGGCAAAAGCAACCAATTCTCTTTGGTATTTCTTAAAGAGTGGTCTTATCATATCTGTCTATGCTACCCCCACACAATGCCATTTAGAAGTATCCGCACGCCAAACAACTGCAATATCAATACGAGCCGTTGTCACTGTGGTTGTGGGAAGGGTTGCACCCGCACTTGATTCAAATTGAGTATCATAGGTTAAAGCTCTTGCACCAGTTCCCGTTACCGCAAGCCATAAAGTCTGGCCATCCGTAGGAGTACCTGTTGGATTATTAAACTTTAAAGCTCCCGCTTGGGCTGTAACTATAAAAGTATCTAAATTATCACAATTAAGTGAAGTACCTGTGTCTGTGGTGTAGTTTGTAGCAGATAAAACTCTTTTCTTGGTCTTCACCCCACCGGTTCCCTTGGGAACTAGGTTAATATCAATATTTGTATCTCCCCCTGTTGCTGAAATAATTGGGCCACTACCTGTTGCATTATTTGAAATAGTGAGTTCGTTTACTGCTGAACCCACGGCTGTTACTTTAATAAGCTCGTTTCCACTAGAATCATTTATACCTGTGGTAACCTGGGGAGAAGTGGCCTTAAGAAGTCCTGCTCCAAACGTTTTAGCACCTGTCACTGTCTGTGCCCCTGCAAGCATGGCTACTTTGGTGGCATCGTGCGCACCTGTTTGACCATGTTCAACCAAAATGCCGTCTATAATGTCGTCACGGTCTCTGGCATTATCTATATACTCAACCGTCGGAGAGGTGTGAGATTGGTCGCTGGTTCCGTCCACTCCTCTTTCTTCAATAACAAAGTTAGATCCGGAGATCCGACCTAAAATTCTTTCTATTTTACCTGCAACATCTCTGTCGAATGTCAAAACCAAGTCGGTATCTGTCGGAACCCCGGCAACAGAGGATAGTGTTATCGTCTCTCCTGTCCCTGTACCAAACGAATTACTAGTTGTGGAATAGAGTGACTGGGACTTCCTAAACAAATCTGCCACTTTATTTGATCCTTTCTATTGTGTGTTTAAACATATATTTAATCCATAAAAAAGACGCACAACTTGTGCGCCTCTGTCCATAAACTACGGATAACGGGCTTACTGACCCTTTTGTATATCATTTATCATTATCTTTGTCAATTTAGACCGCTTTCCAAGCACGAGGTGAATTCACCTTTAACGGTCTGCCTTCAAGAATAATTCCAAGTAATACGTAGTCTGAGTCGATAGTCGAAGTAGTGAGCCTGAATTGAACGTCTCTCAACTTCTTTCTGACGGCTACATACCTAATATCTGCCGAGTCTGAAAATAGTGAAACTGTCCCTGCGCTGTCCCCTAGTTGAACACTTCCCATCGGATCATATCCAAAACCCGACAATGAATACTCCGGTGAGATCGTAGCCGAGGTAATTCCTCTAAACCCTCCTCTTTTCTCACTTCCTGAGACTTCGAAGTTAAGTACACCTCTTGGAGCACCCAATTTAATAAAAACCTTATCTACACGGGCAAATTCCTTCCAAAGTTTGTCTAACGGATAACGACCTGAAGTGTAGTCGGTAGTAAAAGCTACTCCCAAATCCCCTTGAATATTCTCGGCTATTTTAATTAGTTTGGTTCCGGTTAAAGGAACGTAGAGCAAATGAGTATCTCCATTGGTATCCGTAGACTCAAAGAACTGTTTAGCTCCGATTGTCCACTCAACTATCCAGCAACCCCTCTCGGTGTCTAGGATAATAATTCTCGTATTCCCTGCTGTTGAGGTTGGAACTGAGATAAATACTTTAGCATCGTAGAAGTATGAGCAAATACCAGGGATTTTGCTTCCTTCAAGGGAGTTCCAATAAGGCCGTATCTTTGCGCTTATCTCCTCCGTTCTTAATATACCGAAATAGTTTTGTCGTGGCCCTAAATTAAACCAACCTCTCCTGTTTGGGAACATTATGTCATTCGTTGTCTGGACTACTCCCAAAAGCGATTCTGTACCAAACGAACCTACGACCTTCTGTGCTGAGGGGACTGAGAAGGTAGTCGATCCTACAGTAGCACTCGTTATCTGTATCTGCCAAACCGCCCCTTTACCTTCAGGGGTTTTACAAAGCGTGGTAAGTCGCCCCTCACCTTGGCCTGATTGATAATGAACTACCGCCTGTGGGATCTCACGGCCTCCTTTTTCAAGGTTTATCCACCCACCTCCGTAAAAGTCCGAGAATACTCCGATAAACTGCCCCGTACCTGAGAAGTAAACTTTGTACATATCATCATCGTTATTGGTGGCCCAAATTCTATTACCCGACACACACATGCTCTTAAACTTAGGTGCACTGGTTGTATTATCCTCCGGAGGAATGACGTAAGGATTAAGTTCAAGTGAGCCATCATCTACAAACGAAGCCGCAGTTGTAGAAGTTAGGAGTGTTTCATCTCCTTCTTCGTCTGAGATATATAGTTGATACCTTTGGGCGTTTGAAAGAGCCGTCCAAGACCAAGTAATTTTATCTCCACTTGTCCAAGCGTCTCTCGCTTCATTAACCGCACACGAAGCCTCAGTAGAACCCGTAGTCTCACCTATTTCGTTAAGTGCGGTAACTTGTGCATAATAGATAGTAGACCCCGCAGAAAGGGTGCTTGATTTAACCCCCGATAAACCCGTAGGAGCGTTTATTGAGTTATAAGTCGAAAGAACCGTCCCGTTATATCTAGCTAGAGAGTCTGTACCGTTTGCTATATAAAGGTATCCGGTGATCTGCATGAAGTAACACTGAACATCTGCTGTGAAGGTGGCTCCTGAGATAGAACTCCACGCTCCCCCGTCAGTTGATTTATATGCCACACCACCTGCGATTGCGATTATTTCTGTAGTACCGTCGCTTTTAACGTATTCTGCCGCTCCGTCAATCGTATCTGAAAGAGAGGCTCCGTAATAAGCCGTTCCCCATCTTGGCTTCCACTGACCATCGCCGACCAAAATTAAATTCTTACTAGTGAGAGCTTCGTCCAACCCTATCCTGGCCTCGTTGAGGAGCTTGTTGGTTCCTTTGTAAGTGGTCTGCTCTATATGAATCTTTTTATTGCCTGTCTTATTTTGTGGAAGGTTAATCATGAAAAATATAATCATCCTTTCTAATTCCCCTACCTGCATAGTTGTCTGTCTGCCTATGACATTCGACACAAAGCACCCTTCCGTTATCTATGGCAAACCTTAGTTCGGGGTAAAGTGCCCATGATTTAATGTGATCAGCGTGAAGTGTTCCATCTTTCTGTCCGCAGTTTTGACAAGTGTGGTCATCCCTCATGAAGACCGCAGCCCTCCAAATGCCATACTCTTTTGACCCTCTCATTCTTTTTGTCTCTGTTCCGTTTCCGAGTCCTTTATTCCATGAAATGTTCCCCTTTTTTATTTCCGTTGTGGGGCTAAAGTGTTTTCCTTTTTTATCTAATGACTCACACCTTTTTGAACACCTTTTCCTCAAATTGGCCCATGATTTGAAAACAAAAAACTCCTTGTGGCAATACTGACAAATTAAACCAACCTTTTGAGTTCTACCTTTATAGAAGCACTCCATAGAGCAATACTTTTTTCTATTCCAAACGCCAACGCCCATCCGGTATGGACACTTAATTGTCTTTTGACAAAACTGACATTTCTTTGTTCTTTGTGTGGCTTTCATACATATCAACGATTTGTTGGATTACTTGAACTTGCGAAACCCATGTCCCCTGTGCCAAATCCTTCTAAATTATCTAAACTACTCTCGATATTAAACGGAACCCCCCAGAAGCCCGAGTTATTAACTGATTTCATCTGTTTAAGTAACCCTTCGGCTACAGTAAAGAAGTTTCCGTCTATACTGTCTGTAGACTCGCTCATGTGTGCGGCTATGAAGTAACAAAGAAAATTAGGATCGCTTGGTTCTAAAACTGTACTTGTGGCTGAACTTTGGGTAGCGGCCTTGTAATAAGGATAGTTTATTGTCCCTCCTGTAGTCGGAGTAGAGAGAGGGTTAAACTGTAAACTATGCCCTGCTTTAGCGTTACCCTTGAAATAAACCCAATTATCGGTACTATTGGCGTACTTTCCTACTTCCTCACTAGGTAATACGTGCCAAAATGTAACCCCACCCGCACTGTCGGTAGTAGTTACATATCCCCCTTCTCGTACAAAGTCTGTAGGTGTATCGTAAGTAAAGACGGCTGCGGATACTGTTTTATCCCCCGTTGAAGCACTTGTTAGGTCAGTCCACAATTCTCTCCAAGTGGTGTTATCAAAGTGTTCCCACCTCTGGACTCCCATATTAAGGAAGGATCGTGCCGTTAAGTATTCTGAGTCGGTTGTATCCCACGTATCACTATCTTTTTCAAGAAGTGAGAAGACGTTGTTGATGATTGATTGTTCTGTCATGTTCAAGCCAATAAAAAAGACGCAATTCGAAAATTGCGCCTTCCTCCCCAGACATGGGGATACCTAGCAATTCCCTTATATCATTTTTAAAACACATTGTCAAAGTTATCCGAGCAAACTTCTAACTATCTCCGATAATTTACAGTTTTACTTGATAGTGTATCTCCTAATCGTTGACTTGGTTATTTTAGGTTTCTTAAATTTAATAGTTGGTAATTTGGGTGCGGCACGCCTTTTAAGGGTAATTGTAGGGACTTTGGATTTAGTGAACTTGACGGTTATCTTTTTACCTTTCTTGGCTTTTTTGGGAGCCTTGGTCTTGTCGTAAGCGATAGAAAGTGCGTTTATCTTTTCGCTTGCTACTTCTTGAGTGATGGCTCCTGCCTCGTAAGCGTCGTATATCTTGTTTACTTGAGTTGATATGCCAGACTTGTATCTCGATATGGCTTCTTTGCCAATAGCTGTAGATTTATCAAATGTTGGGTATTCAAAAGATTTGTCGAGGTCAACTTCTATAAGTTCACCATCTTTTACATAACTTATATTTCCACCACTGACTGATTCACCACTTTCGGCAGCGTTTACTTCAATCCCATTGGACTTGGTGTTGGTAGTCTTCGGTTTGTCTTTTTTTCTAGCTTCCAAAACAGAATCGTAATATTGCTGAGCTTTGGCTGGATCAGTCTTTAATAACTTCTTATAAGTTTCTGACTGTTTATCTCCTAGAACTGAAGTGTTTGTATCAAAATACTCTCTAGCTTCGGGTGTTGAATATTGACCAAAAACCGCTCTCTGTATGTTTCTAAGCGGTGTTTGTTCTGTTGGGAACCTGACCTTGCCGGTTGCCGACTCGCTATATCCTTTTTCGGTTGCCCCAATACCTTCAATACTTCTTTTTATTTGTTGACCTGCAAACGGAGGGAGTATCTTGAAAAGCGGATCTTGTAGGCCTTTGGTAACCAAGAGTCCCGAACCAAATCTTGTCGGATCCCCTTTACCGAAGAACTGCTCTCTTGTTGGCAACTGAGTATCACCGACCTTTGCTCCATATTCGGGATAAGCCGCAGCTAAAGATTGACCAAGTGGAACATTTGAGATAACTTCTCCCGCAAGCCTTCCTCCAGCCCTCATTAGTCCTATTTTCTTGTCTTCTTCTTCTTTGTAGGCATTGTAGGCATCTATCGACGCCTGGATCGGGTCTAAAGACACATCGCTTCCTCTTATTTTTTCCGCTGTCCTGTTAAATACATAAGAAGCGGCAAAGAATGTTGCAAGTTTTCCGAATTGCTTTTCTCCTACCCAATCACCCATTACGTGCCATAAATTAGCAACTTCTAACTGGAAAGGTGCCACCATTTGAAACACCTTCGACTTTTGTATTAGAGGGACTTCACCTATGCCCCTACCCGCAACCATACCTCTCGTTGCATCATCTGCAAACTTAATAGGGTTCGGGACTTTATTTGAGAGTGCTTTTGCGTATTCTGAGTTCCAAATGTATTTAGTTCCGACATTATCTAAAACCGTGACCATCCATGCTGCAAACTTTCTGGTATTATTTATCATTCCTCTATCAAACCTGTCGAAAGCACCACTCCCATACCTCTCTGTAATAAAGTTTGACTTTTTGATGGGCGTTGCCTCATCGAAAATGTTTGCAATAGTATAACCTAAACCTTTAATTGAATTTCCAGGTCCAGCGTCTGCTATCCCCTGTGGTACATTGAATATCTGTGCCAAAGATGAACTTGCATTACCTAGAATAACATTGGCCTTTACCCTATTGTTTAGCCAATTTATTACACTCATAGCTTTTCTTCCCCCTGGTATTACTTTTTGGATAAACCTATCTGCCGGGTTGGTTTTGCCTGCGAGATCTCTTGAAAAATCGTGTAGATATTCTATAAATCCATTTAGTTTTGGATCAGCTTCTGTCTGTTTTGCTAAGTCATCGGCCAAAGCTCCAAACTTACTCGTAAAAGGATCAATGTTTTTACTGTACTCGGCGGCTTTAACATAATCTATAAATCCACCAACCGCATCCACGTCCGTTTGTCCGCCCAACCTCTTTTGAGCAAATGACAGCCACTTTGATTTGGGTTTGGTAAATTCACTCGTACCAGCTAGCGAAGACTTAATGTTGGCTGGACTATCAAATATGTTTAGTAGTCCAGATATTCCTCGGCTCATTTCTCTAAAGTGTCTGTAGTAGTCTTGGCGTTTTGGTATCAGCTTTTCTGGATTGTTTGGATAGATACGCTTCATGACGGCATTTACTTCATCAAGTAGTTGGTCGTATTCTTTTCTAAACCATTGATCAGCTTTAACTATGTTGTCAGCCTTCTTTTGTCCAAACTGTTGAACTATTTCTTCATAGGTTAGCTTATCCTCACCAAACATTTGAGTTGCAGCACTTTCCTTACTTCCCTTTTTAATGCCCAAATCAATCTCAATTTCTTTGTTTATTCTTTTTGACCAATTTGCATAATTTCTTGATAAATTACCTTTGGCCTGATCAAACGGATCAAGTAAAACCCTTTTAATGTTTTCAAAACCCTTCCCATATACTTCTTTGAAGTTTCTATAAACATCTCTTGTGTAAGCCTTGAATCCAGAAATATCTTTTAAGTCTTCCGCACCAACGCCTCCAACCTTAGTATTTTTTGATATAGACTTGCCTATGTCTTCTACGTTAGCCTTGGACTGCATATAAGGTGTTCTTGTTGCACCCTCTTGTGCAAAGAGTGTTTTTTGCCATTCTTTATAATCATTATTTGCCGTTATTTTAGCTGCTCTTTCTTGTTGTAGTTTGAGTTTCTTGAGACCCGCTTCGGTTGGGACGGCACTATATGTTTTCTGTGGTATAATATCTTGTGGTACAGATACGGGTTTTACTGGTTGTGTCGGGTCTTTCACTAATCCTAGTGACTTTCCTATTTCTTCTACGTCTATAAAACCTCTTTCATATTTTGAGTCTGATACTTCATTAAATTTTATATCTTTCCCGCTCATGTTTACTTCACTTGGGAATTTTCCTTTTAATTCTGATAATATTTTGGCAAATTGTCCCAAAGCATTTCTTGTGTATTTAATTGTCGCTTCTCCAGTTTCTTTGATAAATGGTTTAAGTGCTCCGTATATATTCCCCACCACTTTACTTGCACCAGCAAATCCTATTTCAGAAGCGGAACCAAAAGCTATATTTTGAGCTATATACTTTTCTCTGTCTTTTTCGGGTAAATCTCCCAATGACATTAAAAGTCCCTCAATTCCACCTTTGGCTGCAAGAGATCCAACCTTAAACCAATTGCTCATATTTTTGGTTAGATTTAGTAATTTTGTTGTTTCTCCGAATATCTTTGTATTAGTTGGATTCTTTACAAATCCAATCATGTTTCCTGCCGTTACTAACGGATCAAACTCCATACCCAATATTTTTATATTCCTTTGTGGTACATTGGGAGATTCGATATCACCCATTCCTTGTGTTACACCGGAAGCGACTCGTCTAAGTGTGTCCGATGATGCAATTTGCGGTTGATTGACAACAAAGTTTGCACCCTGGTACAGAGGACTTGCCACCGCAGCAAAATTTCCTATACCATAGGCAGCTTTGGCCAGACCTTGTACAACCTTACCCTTGTCATTGGTTTTAATACCCGTTCCAATTAGATTTCCGGCATCTATCATCTTATTAGCACTACCCATACCCGTTCTAAATGAATTTGTAAACATACCAGCCATACCTTGAACTCCAGCTATCGGGACATTGACAATCGGTTGTATGTATTTTTGTAGAGGTTGAGGTGTTATTTGTTGCACGCCCGACCTTAGATAGTTTCCGAAAGCTGTTGGTAATTGGGGAATTGCATTTTGTACTCTCTGGATACCACCCTCAATTCCACCAGGTGTTGCTCTGTCTAAATTTCCCCAAAAGTTGTTTCCGTTATTGGAAGTGGGATTAAAATAGGGGTGTTGTACCACCTTTTTTACTGAGTTATATGCATTAACAGGAGGAATTAAATTAAAAGCCGTCCCACCAACAGTCTGTACACCCTGTTGAAGTCTCTTTTTTAATTCGTCTGCGATGTCTTTAAGTGTCATACTGGTTCTGGCCTATAAGCCAGCCAGTCGCTTTAGCTCATCCTCTACTGAGGCGTTAGTTCCACCAAATTTAGCTGTCGATGTTCCTGCGGGAGCAAACTGAGGCGTTCCTGTGATCTGCCCGTATTGCTGTTGTGGGGCCGTGTAAGCTCCAATTCCTGCCATGTTTTGTTTGAGTTGCGCCAAGTTTGTAGCGTTACTCATAGCCCAGCTCTCAAGGGATGCCTGTCGTTGAGCTGTTTGATTCTGAATAGCTGTAAGTTTCGTGATGGCTGCCTGGTAGAGATTGGTTGTAAGACTCTGTAAATCTTGAGACTTAGATAGTTGACCCTGAGCTTTGGCTGTTTGTAATTGCTGTTGTGCTGAGGCAAACCAATCGGCTATCTGACCGATTCTTGTATCTCTTTCACCTGCGAGTCTATTTTTCTCCTGCATATAGATATTGTTTAATTTAGAACCTCTGTCGGCTATATCACTTAATATTGAGGCTGTTTGGGCTTGAACATCTCCTCTTTGCTGGCTTCCTAGTTTAGTAAGTCCGTAAGCATATTGATTAACTGCCGAAGAGTCTCCAGCCCCCATTGATCCAAGATAGGTATTTCCGGCATTCATCAAGTTTCGAATGTTTGAGGAAATGTCTTTTAAGGTCTTGACTTGGTTGGTTTGGGTCTTACCTGCCTGAATATCAAGATCGGCTTGGTTTTGATCTTTTTGAAGTCCTAAATCTGTTACATTGGTATTGTAGGAAGTGTTAGCTATTCCTTCTTGGGCTGTTTTCTGCCCTGGGAGGCTGGTATTGAGCATATTATCCAATTCACCGAAGTAGTTTGAATATCCACCCTCGATTTGCTGTCTCATAATGTCTTCGTAAGAAGGGCCAGAAGAACCCTCTCTTTGTTTGGCTTCCCAATCAGCCTGTGCGGCAACTGGATCCCAACCTTTATATTGATCAGATGGGAACGCACCCGTGTTTGTCGGGGCGGGATTTGCTGGAGGATTCGAGGTGTTTTCACCTAAAACTTGCGGGGTGCTTGCGTAGGTATTAAGGTAGCTCTGTTGCTGTGTAGGGTTCATCTGATATGTCCCCGTTTTGTTGAGATCTGCTGTAGCTGGATTTTGATACTGATCCATAACCAAATCCGACCCTCCCGAACTATATCGAGTAAAGCCGAGTAGGTCTGAAATCCTTTCGGTTATTCCGAAATCTGGTGTTCCCCATGATCCTGTATGTGACATATTTGACTTATAGTGTTATAATTAACTTATGATTAAAGCCTTTTTAGTCGGTCTTTATTATCTTGGTTTGGCATTCTACCTTTGGTTTTACTTTGCTAACCAGGGAATGGAATTTGCGGATAATTTCAGAGCTAATACCAATAAGGTGTTTATTCTTGTGGTAATAATTCCTAATATCGTTCTATTCTTATTCCTTTTAAGGTATCTAAAATCCAAACTCACTTCTCCTCATTGAGGCTTCGCCTCAGGGGAGTCCGTCTACAAACTGCTTACCTAGCCATCCTCCCTTCACTTCCCTCTTCTCTCTATTCCGTATTCTTAAGCGTTACGCTTGAAGTTTCCGTTTTTAGATTAAGTCGGTCGTTTGGTCGGCCTGATACCTCATCTACTATCAGGTGTAGCCTTCTAGACTTGCGATCTAGTTGGAATTCCTTAAGGTCGATTTGCGGCCGCATCTCGATTAGGTAAGTTCGTTTTTACGGAACTCCAACTAAACAACAAGTTTTAACCAATAAAAAAACCACCCAAACAATCGGGTGGCCCTCCGTGCGTAAATACGCACTAAACTAGCCTATGAATAATATATATCATTTCTCACTTTTGTTGTCAAGTATTCCCCTAAAATAGTTAGCGTACTTATCCACATTGGCCTGCATGGTGTGATTCTCTTTAATATATTTATACGCCTCCTCTGCCATCTCTTTGCCTTTATCCGGATTCTCTATTAAATATGAAAGGTGGTTAACCCAATCTTCGGTACTCGAAGCTAGTAGCCCTCTTTCAGGATGGTTGGCTAGAACGTCATTGTAAGGGTCGATCCTTTCCATAATACAAGGTGTTTTACTTGCGGAGTATTCTAAGTATTTAATATACGACTTCGCACGACTGTAATTGCTCCATGTTAAAGGTGCGACATATATATCGCACTCACTAGCCATATTGGGCCACACTTCGTCAATAAACCTATATACGTTGTACCTTCCTAGGGTGTACTTATACTTGTACCCAAATAAGGCTTTGAGTTGTGGCATATAGAAAGTAGTCTTGAATCTTACTTGCGGGTACTTGTCCATGATTATTCTCATAGCTTTAGTGAATTCGGGTTTGTTTACATCGGGATAATGTGAGGCCCCTCCTATATAGCCTATGGTTATTTCATCTGTTTTAACCTTAGGTGGGATCTTCTTAAAATCATACTTAGTCAGGTCAACGTAATTAGGAAGGACGGTAATGTCTTTAATCGGTCTTTGGGTGTGTTCTACAATCTTGTATTTTAGAAAAGGATTTGTTGTAGTGAGGGAGTCTGCGTCTAAGATAATCGCAGTTCTGTTAAATAGCTTCTCACTACCTGGTTCATAATCCCCTTTGTAATAAGGGTGTGTGGGATCGACCGCCCAGATATTATCGTCTAAGTCTAAAGCTACTTTCATTCCGTACTTCATCCCTTGCACCCTTAACTCAAGATAGAACTTAACCGAGTCTGCGTATGAGAAATACATAATGTCGTAGTATTTGGACAGATCCTCGGTATTCGTAAACTTACTCGTCTTTCCACCTACTAGCTCGTAGGATATATCTACCTCAAATTCATCCTTGGGTAAGTAGGTTAGAGGGCTAATAGTTCTAGCGTAATCAACTCCACCTACATACATAATTTCTTGACCGGTACTTTGGTTGGTTTTTAACTTGAAATTAGTCAGTGATCCTAATACTTTTATTTTCTTCATGATACCTTGCGGAGGGTGAGGTGGCACTCCCACGGGAATCTGTCCCTGTCCATTCCTATAATTTCAAACTTACACTTGGTCATACAATGTCCTCCGAATGCTTTGTCTGTAAAGTAACCGAAAAACACATCCGCCTGTTCTGGGATGTATTTAACATGGGTCGGATCTAAGAATGCGTGGGGATGGGGTAAAGTGGGAACTCGAATATCCAACACTCCACCTATCTTCAGAAACGAGCCTAATTGCTCCATCAAAGCTACTGTATCTTGGAAATGCTCTACAAAATGATGGGCGAATACTGCGTCGTATAAATAAGGAGGCTTGAAGTCAAATACCGAACACAACCACTTTTGTCCGTGATCTATATTGTCTAATCCCTCAGTATTAGGAATCCACCTAGTTATATCAGAACACCCTACGTTTAATGCTCGGTTTACTTCAATTTTCTTTTCCATAGATAGTTTTTAGAATCTCTTTAACCGGATCGCCTGGATAGTTCAAACATTCTTTTCTAAACCACTCACGATCCTTTTTATTTAAGTCGGGATCTTTGATACAGAGTTCTATTTGTTTATTAAGCGACTCTAAAGGGACTTGAATAGCTGCGGGACTGATTTGGCTTATAAACTCTTCTCTTGTGTAAGTCTTACCTAATAGATCCTTTTGAGTCCAGTTATCAACTGAAATATAGGGGATGTCCATTAAGTGAGTCAAAGCTCCGAAAGTCCCCTCTCCTATCCCCACAACCACGTCCGCCCAACTTAAGGTGTGGAAACAAGTATCTATGTGGTTTAGCCCCTGTCTGTCAGTTGAGAGAGGGCGAGGGTAATCGGCAGGGTTATTCTCGCCTTCCAAAAGTTTGCTGAATACGTCATATTTACATTCTTTAAGTTCGGCGGCTACTTCTAGATTCTCTTGAAGTTCTCTATCCCAATGTCTGGGTGCAAACAATACACGCTTGTCTTTATGTTCCCGTCTTGGAATTATCTTTTTTGTTAAAAGTGTTCCCGTAACCACAACTTTTTCTTTAGGAATGCCCGCTTTTACCAGCCAGCTTTTTGTCCAATTACCCCAAGCCATGAACGTATCCGCAATCAAAGGTCTATTAAGAGGTGGAATATAATCGTTTATAGAGAGAAGTCCGTGTTCGGCTACTATCACACGCTTGCCGAGCATCTTAGCCTGAACTGCTATTTCTTCCATGTTCCCTATAACATCCTGCCACATAACTAGCGTGTCGGCTTCGTGCCAGTCTTGTACTAGATCACCTGTTTTATGAAGTTCATTAACCAACTCGTCTAAAATACCATTAAAGTTAAATAATGTTATTTTCACTTCCTCTCCTTCCCCTCACTGCCCATCATAATCTCATATTTAAGTTCGGCCATCTTCCAATCTTCGGGGGAATCCACATCCTGACTCTCGGACTCTTTAACTATTAAAGGAATTGACTTTGAAAGGAACAAAACCCTCTCTTTTAAAAGTGCATCGGTTTTTAATAAATAAAATTGGCCCACATCGTGGTATCTTGGTTCGAAGTCTTGAGTGTTGTGGTGGTAGGCTTCGTAATCAACTATTTTGACAAGTCCATCGTCTATGTGAACCGACCTTTGGGGGGGATAGCCATACTGAACCATCGGGAACACCCCATTTCCTTGTTTAATTAACTCAAATGCTTCGTTTAAGAGTTTGGGTGTAGCAAATACCGCCGTGGCGTGTAGCATTAAACAGTATTCAGGTTCAATCCAATTACGTTGGATATAATCTAAGAGTACTTCCGTAGTGGTCGTCCTATCGTCAGCTAAGTGTGCGGGTCTATCATCTACTTCAGCCCCATATTTTCTAGCTACTTCGGCTATCTCCCCGTCTTCAGTAGAAACAATCGGAGTAATACCTAGCTCTTTCAGATAACGGATAGGATACGAGATAATTGGTTGTCCACAAAACTCCTTGATATTTTTTCTTGGAAGCCTGACGGAGCCCCCTCTCGCCGGTATAAACGCAAGTGTTTTCATGGTTGTCTCCTTAATTTCGGTTCTTTACTATTTATCTCACCGTTTAGATATCTTTTAACAATATCGTTGTTGTAAATATTATATATCATTCTTAAATGTTGTGGTTTGAAGTCGCTTTCAAGGAAGTTCTTTCCCCCCTCCGGCTTTTGTGGGTATTTTATCCAGTCGGGGTACATTTTAAGTAGTCTACAAGCTTCCTTAGTCGATTCTAACACGTTTTTACAGGCAACATCATGTATCCCATCATCTTTGTCTAGTTTTGGTGTTACTTGATGGATAATGTCTCCTCCATCGGGTGTATCGACGATGTAATGAAACGTTGTACCCGCCCAATTTGGTTCTAACATATAAAAAGGCCAGAATAGAGTAGCCGCACCCCTGTAACGTGGTGATAAGCCCAAGTGTAGGTTAATTGTGTCTTTTGGAAGCGCCGACATTAAAGGTTCCCTAATCATTCCCGATCCAAATACTAAAACTATATCCGGCATTATGTTTTCCATGAAATCAACGCTGTTTAATGAGTTGAGTTCTTCTTTGTTTACCTTGAGTAGCGGAAACTTAGGATCTTCTTGTTTACCAAAGTATTTCTCCTCGGCCTGTAATCTATCCCAGAAGTGTCTTGTCCAGTTACTCTTATCCTTAGCATCTGCGCTAGCTTCAATCGTAGGAACGGCATTTCCTCTGGTCTGCATAATTCCACCCATAACGGGGAACTCTTTAGCAATCTCGTTTATATAGTAAAGGTGTCTGGGTTGATCTCCGCCCACCCAGCCGATTCTCTCACTCACTTAATTAAACCCTCCTTTTTAAGCAACTCCGATGTTTTGATTAAATCACCCATCGATATACCGGTACTCTCGGCAATGTCTAATAGAGACTTACCCGAATTGAACATCACTGTAAGTATATTCTCCGTACTCTTGTCGTTCTGGTTGTTTCCTCCGAGTGTCGGATATAGTTCACGTTTGGAAAGCATGGGTTCACATGACGGATTAAGGCTCTCGATAACATTGTCACCTTCTATTGCCTCGATCATTCTTTTAGCACTCTCAAGCGTCTTCTGATAATCGACTTTAAAGTATTCTCTGTCTAATGAAGTATGGTAGTACGAACCATAAAGTCCGCCCTTATTTAAGATAATTGTCGGTATCCTAAATGCGGGAGAAGATAATTGTCTTTCATCACTACCTCTTACACTAAACGGAGTGCCTTGTTTGCCTGTTGCCTGTCGGGCTATCCTATCCATATATGAATTACCCAAAAAGGATTGTTTAAAACCAACTGGTTCAGATATCGTACCCACAACATGACTCAGTACAACCGCACCTCTGACGTTGGATACATCGTGTGTCGCTAAGTAAGATATCATTCCTATTGTTTCGGGGGCAATTATAAATCTATAAGTATGTTTCGTTTTACCCATACTTGCGAGCAAATCAGCCCACAATGCCATTCCGGCTACGTTATCGTTAATCATGCTTGGGTGGCAACAATACGTTGAGATAATATATTCGTCTTCATCACCCTCTATAATTTTCTCTCCATAAGTCATTGAACCATCTTTAAACTCCGAGTCTATCCTGGCATGATACATAAGTTTGGGGTTCATATTCTTGTAAGAGTCTCCGTCTACGCAAAATCCCCAATCCTTTTTATAGTAAGAAGTTCTATAAGGTATTCCGTGAGCAAAATCACTCTTGTATAAATGAAGTTTCAACTCATCGTATTCCATATTTTTCTCTATTGGCTCACTGTAGGACACAACGTGGAGAAAATCCTTTTTATAGTCAGCCCACACCTTACCGGTTTCGTCTGACAACACTGCATCTCTTATTACCCACTCTTGCGGAATCGTCCAGTCAAACACTTTAGTTCCTGAAGGAATCTCGTGTATATCAAAGTCTGCTTTCTCTCGTAGGATGTCTAGGCTCTTGCGAACCCCGTCTCCTGTGATACTGCGGTCTATCTGCATTAAGCGTTCTATCATTAGATCATTTCAGTTATCGGTTGAACCCTCATCACTTCTTTGTTTCTTTTAACGTCAATCGGGAAGTCCTCTAAATCCTTACTTTCCCAATACTGCAACGCTTCTTCCATTTGTTTGAGGTTCTTAAACTCATCTTTGGGTGTAGTTATCTCGAAGTACTGGTCAACCCCTCTGGGAGCTGCGAATAGCCCAAACGGAGTTCCTAATTCAACATCCCCTATTCTTTTGGCGTACTCTAATTCTTGCCATGTGTTAGGGGGCATCTTCTCATCAAAGAAACCTACCTTTTCTACCGCTTTACGGGTAAACATTGAAAATGAAGACACAAAGTCTGTATAGTATTGAATGTATCTATCCTCATCGAATCCTATGCGTTTATTTATTCCCCCTCTGGCCCACATTAACGCATGAATACCTGTAGCTTCTGAAGTTTCTATGAATTTCTCGTAAACTTGGTCGTCTAAGACTTTGCAGTTATCCTCGACTAAAAAGAAGTAATCTTTGTCTGTTTTAAGCATTTCACGCAGAGCTTTGTTTTTCTCTTTTGCTATATCCCCCGAAAGAGAGATTGTTTTGGTGCAGTATTTAAGCATAAAAAAAGCCCACGTCCCTTCAGACGTGAGCCCGATCTACAAATGGATCAAGACCCTTAAATTAACCTATCAGGTCGCATTATATCACAACCAGACAAGGATATATAGAGGGTCTAAAGAGCTAGGATGAGGCTTTCGCTTATTTTATAGAAGACTTTACCTTTTGTATTGATCACCAATCTACTTACGCCACCACTAGAAATCGACGGTGTAGGTTGACTACTTACTAAACTGATAACACCCGGGGATACAGTAACATACCTTACTGTATCGACCGTTGGTGATGGTTGTGTTCCAATTAAACTCTGTACACCTACACTTATTGTCTTATCTCCGCCCATTGAGACATCGGGAGAGAAACTTGTAAAAGTAAGTGTTTGAACATCGGGACTTACACTTACGCTCTCAGTGGCTGTTATATTTGCCGTTGGTTGGCTAAATGTCGCACTTTGAGCACTAGGAGAGGTTGTAACGTCTGCTCCAGTTAAAACTTGTGGGCTGATTTGACTAAGTGTTCCAGACTGAACATTAGGACTTACTGTTTTATCTGCCGTTGCAGTAACTGTCGGACTAGCTGTACTAAAGGTAGCCGATTGGACTGTCGGGCTTACTGTCGGGTTCTTAGTTGTTGTTATTGTAGGACTAACTTGAGAAAAGGTAGCTGATTGAATGCCTGCACTTACTCCGTCCCCTACTGTAATCTGAATACTTTGTTGACTAAAGGTTGCGCCCTGAACGGCTGGGGAGACTGTAACACTTTTAAGGGCTGTAATCGTTGGGGCTGGTTGAGAAAACGTACTAGATTGTACCGAAGGGCTAACTGTTTTGTTGGCTGTTACTGTAACCGTTGCTGCTGGTTGACTACCTGTTAAGGTTTGTACTCCTGCGTTTACTGTTACATTGGTAACAGAATTGGGCATTATCTGAAATCCAATTACTCCAACGGGATCGTTTGCTGTTGAAATCGTACCTCCTGTAACAGTCCCAGGGTTAGCAGTAGGGGTGCAGGTTTGAAGTCCTAATTGTGAGTCTGGGGTGGTGGCACTCTGGGCATATTCGGCAACCGCCTCAGTCCAATCTCCACCTGACTCACCCGTAGCACTAACCAATCCGTTATCGTCTGCCTGAAAAATACAAGCAACAGCTAACGCACCGACAGTTGTTGTGGTTACAGTTGGAAAGGCTGGGTCAGTGGCATGATATTGGTGGGCAAAACTACCCGAAGGAACAATTTGACTAATCGTTCCAGAGGTTCTTCCACTAAAGCTATAAATCCTTCCGGTACGCATTGTGGTAACTGCAGGAGTGCCGAAAGATATTGCGTCGCTATCTTCATCACCAATAGCTATTTTTCCAAATATCCAATGCTTATAAAGGTTTGCCCCCATCACATACCCATCGGTTGTTAAGAGAGTCCAGTCTGCGGGGGTTGATGGGGTAGTCGCCACGCCCTCATAAGCTACATGGGCAATTAAAACATCCCCAGCGTCAACCGTCGCTGGACAAGTTGGGTTTAAGTCTCCACTACTCGCTTCAGTAGTTACACCATTCCCCTCACCTTTATATGCGACGGCCATTTATACACGCAAACACGGACTTAGTTAAAGCCCGTGTCTGTCTCTCCTTTCGTTATTCTTTACCATTGGTTAAGGTCGGAGTTATTGGAAGTTAAGTATTTTAAGAAGTTCGTCGTAGTTTATTTCTTCCTTACATCTAGGACACTTTACTTTAAAATCTTTACTTCTAACTCCATCTAAATGTCTCGTTGTCCAGAGTTCTAGATTTTCAATTCTATTATCGGATTTATTACCATTTATATGGTGTATTTTTTCCCAAGGTAGTAAATATCTACCTAGTTCCTTCTCCATTACTAAACGGTGCTCAAAAACATATTTACCACCGACAGCGTTCGGATGTGTTGGAACGTGCACTTTTCTATATCCTTTAAAGTTGATTTTTCCACCACTCCAGTTGTAATGTTTGTATCCTTTTATCCCATATCTTTCGGGATTGTATTTTCCCGCACATTTTTTGGAACAAAAGTTACCAAACAAACCCTGACTCATTCGAGAGGGAACAACTGTATATTTTTTACTACAATATTTACATTCCCTCTCTACGAGCCGAGTGTGCCATCCGGTTACTCTATTAACGAGCCACCATTGTCCAAAGGAATCTTTTTCTTTTATATACTTTGTCATTTGGTCATATTATATACTTAATTATAACCTAGTGCAAGTATACCAACCTAATTCAAATTTATGATCCCCTCTGAGTTCCAACTCACGGTAAATGTTCCACTTGAACTTACTTGGTATGAACCAAAATCAAAGTAACAAATCAAAGCCGATGCGGCTGTTGTGTCGTATAGAACTGCTCCATACGCTGAAAGTGAAGACGAAGCCCATATAACATCTGCTCCATCCCACACACCCTCGTCTCCTCCGTTATCTTGTGAGACTGAGAGTCCTGACAATGCTCTTCCACCTGCTGTATAACCTGTTCCGGTTATTTGGCCTGAAACATCTGAGATCTTTTTGTGAGTATCAATGTTTGGTGTGTAGGCTTGATAGACCAACATCACTTTAACTGAATCATTATCGAGATCCATGTCTCCGTTCATTATCTGCTTCTTAAAACTGTTGTAAATTGCGTTTGCCATCTAAAATCACATCCTTCCTTGAACACCCATCTTTATTGCATCCAGGCGTATAGTAATATTCTTTTGTAAATCTTTACACATTTTATGTACTAATTTCTGCTCATCCTCTACCCAAATAAATATATTGTCTTTAACTTTTCCCTGACACATAGAACAAGTCGGTTTTCTCATGAGTAAGTCAAGGCTGTCAGATCAGTTGCTACGTTGTCGAAATTACTGTCCCCATTCGCAAAAGTAATTACCGTTCCTGTCGTTTCGTCAATCTTTTTAACTTGCCACTTAGCCGTTGCCTGAGGTGTACCTGGTGCGGCTATGGCTAGGTAAGTAACCGATCCCACAACTGTAATCTTTACAGCTACAGCATCAGCTTGATTGCGTGTTAGATTCACTCCGTCATATCCTAGAGGTTCTGCTGTAGGAACCTTAAAAGTATCATCAAATCCCCAATTCTGCATCGCTTGGGGTGTGTATCTGGTTTTAGAGAACGTTGTCATGTTTTCGTGTTTCTAAACTTTTTAGGTATTTAACAAATTCCGATAGCTTAATTATTCTTTGGGCTTGTGATTCTATCTTGTCGATACCTGCAAACTTCTCCAAGTTCTTTAGTTTTTCTTTGGCTTGCTTAATTGTGTCTCCCATTTCCCCGCTTTTAACTAATCCTTTAAGATAGTCTTCAATAACTTGTACATCCTCAACCATATCTGCCTCATCCCATGTCAACTTAATGTCTAAATAGTCCGCAGTGAAGGGGAGTTTATTTTCTTGCTCATACATAGTGAAAAGTGGGTCAACCAATGGGGTTGTATTAACCTCAGGCTTGGGGGTTACCTTGTTTTCAGCCACAACGGGTTCAGGTTCCGGTGCTGACCTAAATGTTGTCGATGTATCATTCATTTTTATACTTACTATGCTTATTTACATAATCGTTGATGTCTAAAACATTTCCTGTTCGTCCTGCTTTCATTTCTCTAACTAAAGACTTTCTCATAGATCTAATGGCCGAGGTTTCGTTGACTATTTTCTTTAGACTCTCTTTAGCCAACTTTCGATAGTGTTCGGGCGTAAGAGGGTCGTCTATTGTTCTTTCTAACTCCATCACATCCTCCACCCTGTCCTCCGGCACTCCATACCTGTCTTTGGTTACAATATACCTAATTTCTCTTAATCTTTTCTCTGCAACCAACTTTTCCTCCTCTAATTTGTTAGAGTCTTTAAGTATGGCTACTAATTTAGTTACTTCTAGTCCGTAGTTCACTTTTTCTTTTTAACCTCCTTCTCAACTGGCTCTACTAAGGCTTCAAGTTTTTCCCACTCTGCTGACTCCGCTCCGGTCTTCATTTCTATCTTCCTTAGTTCTTCTAATCTTTCAATTTGTACTGCTGTCATCATATTTATCACCTCTTTCCTGTTTGTTTTGAGTGGAAACCAAGAGCAGTTGCCACTCATACAAACACTTAAGCCGACCTAAAGCTGTAGCCCCAAGTCGAGTTAAGAACCTTTGCTACATACGAACCAGCCCATGCAATATCAACCCACCTTCCGGTGACGTTGTTAGAGTCGGGGCCAGAAACGATATATAACTTTGGTTGATCCCCTTCTAAATCATAAGCACCGAATGAATCGGCACCATGAATGAAGTTGTAGTAGGTCGTAACGGTTGAGGATGAGCCTGTTCCAACTGCCGACATTTTGTTTGTCGAGAGCAAGAATCTAACTCCATGAACCTCTCCGATCTCACCATTGTACAAATCTTTCGGATCTGTGTACTGTCTGACTCCCAGCCATGTAGAGTCGGCCATAAGTCCTGTCTTAGACACCGGTTGCACTTTCCCGATGTAAAATCCATCTGGATAGCGTTGAGCCTTTGCTGATTCAAGATTCTGTACGACTGTTCTAACGTCTGTTAAGTCCAGTGTGTCTGATGTTTTGATAGATGACGCTTTTTTGCTATTCGCAAAGCCGGCTGTAAAGCCTGCCGATAGAGCGTTACCCGTGAGTCTGTCGATGGTTTCACCCATGTTTTGACCCAAAACCTCTATATTCTCTGCATTGTTTTTATCAATGCCCACTAAGGTCAAGAATTTAGAAATCTTCCCACGATTTCCGTACTCAGCGAGAGTACATGAAACTGCGGAACCTTCCATCAAAGACACTGCTGGGTTTGCACCTTCCGAAAGTGCTGTGGTCGCCAAACTCATTGGAGTCTTTCTGTTAAAGACAATGCTCTTTCCAGAGTTTTTCCCATGAGTAGACTTCTGCGCACCTTCTGACAATACTATGCTTGCCTTTGCTCTTTTGAGAAAGATCTTCTCATAATACGTCATCACTTCGGTTGATAAATCACCAGTTGTTCTGTTTAATGCTTCTGCCATTTTGTTTGTAATAATCTACGACTCTTTTGAGTTCCTCTAAATTATTACGATATATTCACCTCCTTCTACTAAAACATTCACCCTACACCTGTAAGGTAAAGCCAATCTCTTAACGGGGTTTCTCTTAATGATAGACCTCGCCAAGTTTCTTCTTCATCTCCTCGATGCTAAGCTCAGAAAACGGTTTCTCTTGTTCCTGAACCTGCGTAGGTCTCATGGCTTGCTGGGATACCTGTTTAGTTATCGTATCCGCTTGACCTTGCGCTTGTTTGTCTACAGCTTTTTTGTAGGGTTTCATCAGACTATCTACAAACTTCCTTACGGGAGCAGTAGGGTTAGACTGAATACTAGCTAGTGTTGCTTGAGAAACTGACTCGGATAAATCCTTGTCAAAGACCTCAGAATCCGGATCTAGTTCGGGGTATGCCTTTATGGCCTCAATGGCCTCGTTTTGCACACGGTGGATATTTTCTTGCTGAGCAAGTCGTATCTGCGTAAGTGCGTCGCTTCTTCGCAATACCTCCTCTAGAGTCAGTTCATCACCGGAGTCGGGGGTAGGTTGATAGGGTACGGGTTGTTGCGCCGTCATCCTTTTAACCTGTTCCGCCAACGACTCGGCTTTGGCCTCAGCTACTTCAGCTTTGGCTTCTGCTGTCTTTTTCTCATCAACTAGTTCCCTAATACGGGAACCGGCTGTTTTTCTACCTTCAACTTCGGGTGATACCTCAGGAGTAGCTTCTTCCGTCGATTCGGCTACAACTTCTTCACTCTTTGTTTCCGGTTGTAACTCCTCGGTACTTACCTTGGATTCTTCTGTAGCGGGCGATTCTACATCGATTTGACTTTCGTCAGCTTTTAACGCCTCATCTATATTTGGTTCTTGTTTCATTATTCTCACCCCATCTCTAGTAAGAACTCCTTGCACGATATGTCGGCAAGAGCTTACACAAAGCTCATAAAGAGCTTGGTGGTAGGTGTTATATAGACACCCACCGCCAAAACCTCTATGTCATCCCTAACTCTTTTCGAGTTTTAAGAACAGCTTGTCCGCCTTCTTCACCAACCATGATTTTGTCTTTGCCAATAAAGATTGCGTGTTCGAGATCACACGAACCGCAAATAAGATAATATCCAGACTGCCTCCATAGATGATTACCTTTAGGCTCAAACGAGTAATCTGGCCTGCTCCAGTCAGCTTCTTCGACAATCGGTTTAACTTCCCCTTTTTCATTGTTCTTCTGCTCGTCTTGCTGCATCGAATTTAGAGACAAAGTTGTTTAATACAAACTTTGCCAACTCTTTGACCATTGTCCTTTGTCCGAGTTCTTCCATACTCAACCCTTGAGACATCGCCTCACTCACTAATTGATCTAAATATTCTTCAAGCCTCACTTTGTACGCTTTACCTAGCTCCCACCCTTTAAAGTGTGTTATATATGCTAGGGCCGATTGATCTCCGGTTAGGCCTTTTTCTTCACCTATCTCTTCGACCTTAGATGTAAACTCTTGATAGAAATTTGGTTTTATTGCGCTTTTATCTTCCATTAATCATTCCTCCTTGCATTGGTTGACCTTGTGGCATCCCTTGAGGGGGCACACCCTGTGGTGGCAGTCCTTGAGGCATGGGTGGTTGTGCTGGCATACCATCCGGGCCTACAGGTGGAGGTTGTGGGGGAACTTGGTTTACACTCTGAGATGTCATGCCTTGAATAACCTGCATTAACTTTTCTCTGTCTTCGGCCATCTTTCCTTCTATGTCATCTTCTGTGTCTACAACGATCTTGTCCCAATCTTGAATGCCGGAAGCGCTTACGATCCTTGTTAGAGACTCTCCGAACATAAATTGTTTCTTTTCTTTCTTTAACTGAAGTAATAGTGGGCTTTCGGCCTCACCCGTTTGTGGATTGATCTGAATGCCGTTAGACATCAATCCAAATAGGCTAATAAGAGATTGGTTTTGTTTTTCTTTGTCGGCTGCGAAGGTTGAACCCTCAACAATCTCATAATCGTAGAGAGTAGAACCGAATTTGCTCTTGGGAATCTCCAACTTACCGCTCTTTTCATCAAACATTCCTTCAATTTCAGGATAGGTCTGCTTTAATTTGTCAATTTCGTCTCCAAACATCCTTACAGCTACCGATCCGGTCATCTTTTTACTTATCAAGTTCACAAACTTCTTCATTACAGAGGTCATAAACCTTTCTGTATAGAATCTATCTACCGTATCTCTGGCGTTTTCTCTTGAGGCTTGCATCTTTAGAGCCTGAGGAGTCTTACCGAAGCCTGGATCACTCTCTCTTGTGTTTGTAGTATCGGTTGTACCGAACATATTTAATAAGGAGGCGTTCATGGCTCCGTAAACTTGGTTGAACTCGGCTATTCCTTGAGGAGAGAGGTTAAGAGTTGAAGCTCCGTTCATGGCTTGGGGGCCTTTCATCAGCCATTTAGCAGCCGCAGCCCATTTAATTGAACTTTGATCGCTTACTGCGTCTTCGTTAATAAGTACCGGAGGGAAAATGGACACTTTAACTGCATCTAAGTAGAGGTTCCAAAGTGAGTTAATTCCATACTGCATGGGTTTACCTCTTTCAAAGTCACCCATCCCCATGAAGTCATCTAAGAGAGGGATAGAGTATTTGTTGACTATTGGAAGCTCTCCGTTCTCGTGGGGGTTGTCCTGATCTCTAAACTCCATGTCCGCATCCACACACCAGTCAATCCAACGGTCTTTCTCGTATAGTGAAATGACCTTAAACTTGCCGGAGTTTTTAGCCGCTTCTTCTTCGGGATAGTCGTGTTCCTCTCTGGCGCTCTTCTCGTCTTGATCTCTTTGCCCTCTACTACCGGCTTTGTCCTTGAGTGCCTTAATGATCTTATCAATATTCTTGTATCCTTTAGCCTTAGATAGTCCTTCAAAATAACTGAGTGGTTGCCAGCTTTTAACACCTATCTTGTCGCTATCCTCAACCGACACTCTTCCTACCTGAGGGAGGATGTTTCTCATCGAAATCAACCACATATCCGGCCCTGTGTATCCGTCGGGTCTTTTAGCTTGCCAATCTACCAATGCAAAAAAGTTTCCGTATATATTTGAGTAGAGGTTCATCATCCTGGCTTTAGTAAGGAAGTCGAATTGAGCGTTAGCGTTAGGAAGGACATATTTATCTAATATAAGGTTCATTAAAGCCTCACCACCCAAATCATTCTTACTAATGCCTTTAATTTTACCTGTAGGGAGTTGAGCCATGACTCTTGCGCTTCTATCTAGTGCTATTGTGGGGAGTTTGGGGTCAAACATCTGACTCTTGGTCTTGCCTGATATGTCATCCGACAAATACCCATGAAGAATGTTCTCGTATTCAGTCCATAGTGGCCTTTTAACACGGAGATAGTCCTCAGCCTTTTGCTCGAAATCTAATATGTCGTTTCTTAATTTTGACATGAAAAAAGGCCCCCTTTTCGGGAGCCCACGATACGTATGTCGTAAGACTAACTAAATAAAAATATCATTTGTTAGCACTTCTGTCAAATAACTGCTATTTTTTGTCCACAGAGTACCTTTTTCTCTTACTTAATACCAAATTAAGGGTCTTAGTTACCGGAAGACCTTTACTTATCAATATATTTCCACTAATCGTACCGTATTCAAGATCCTGAACTTGTTTGTCTATCGCACCGAATAATTTAACTATTTCATCTCCTTTCATGGGTTATTATGGTTAGTTCTTGATACATGAATGATTCCAGTTGAACGTAATCCACTATATGCTTTCCATCTACTCTAATAACAAATGAATATAGTCCATCTTTCTTGTCCAGCATATCTCTAGCCATGTCGAGATAGACTTGTGTGTTGTGAGAACTTATTTCTTGTTTTACAGCCTCCATGTTTTGTCTAAATACTCCTTTTTGAACTTCTCCATGTCTGTAAAAAAGTTTGGTCTCTTGTCTCCGCCTTTTGAGTCGTGAACCATGACTATCGGCACTGTGAGTAGCTTGTAGCCCTTCTTAATGAATTCTAACGATATGATGTGGTCGTAGAAGTCCCAGGTGGCGTAATCTTTGTCCGGTATCCCCACATCCTCTAATATCTTCTTTGTGGTTATCAAACACACTCCGTCTAAACTAACTACCTCACTAAATGGCCCGAATACACTTAATTCATTCCCCTTCTCTCCTTTGTGGAAGATCTGTCCTGATAATATGTGTCCTAAATATCTCTCTTGAGAAAACCACCAAGGTTGGTCTTTGTGTAGAACTGTCGTGCCGGCAGTCCCTATCATTCCCACTTTACCTTTTAAGTATTTAGCGGGGTCGGGAAATCCTATGAATTGAGTATCCTGGTGAGTAAAACATATATATTCTCCTTTAGCTTTAGCCACTCCTTTACGCCAAGCATCGAAGAATGAAGTGGCACCATATATCGGAATTAACTCAAACGGCATTCCTAGAGCCTCTAGTGAAGCCTTTAGTCTCTCAACTTGTTTTTTATCGGTTGTAGGGGTAATGAATGAAATCATATTGTGGCTAATGGTATAGACTCGTCTTGTAAGTGAACTTCGTCATCGTAAGGCTTTAGACTCTCCATGGCATATCTGCCAGCATCAAGTAAATTATTATACATATCTATTGGGGTGTTAATTGTTTCTCCGGTCTTCTTGTCGATCCTCCAAGCATAATTCTCTTGCTCTTCTTTAAGGTGGATGCTTCTTTTAGTATAATAAACTGTCTGTGCTTGAACATATTGTATGCCCTGATTAACTGATCCTGGCCCCTTTTGAGACGGCACAAGACTTACACCATAACTAATTAGTTCATCATTACTCTTAGGTTCTGCACTGTCTGGAACTAACAAAACGTCTTCTCTCATTTTAATAACGTCTGATATGTCTTTGTTACTCATACCTTTACGGTAACAAACTTCGTCCCAAATAAAGGAATTGTTCCAACTGTAAACATCCACTATTCCTGTGGGGTCATTTGAATAACCATAATCAAGCCCCCTGCGTCTAAGCCTGGCTTCGGGGGGTACATCATCTATTTCGATGAAATTATAAATCCTTCCAAGTACCGTTTCAGGAACGTAGCCTTTAATCATGTTGTAGTAATGTTCCGGCTTGGTCTCTTTGTACGCTTCGTATTGGGCAATAGATGCAGGAGCCATGTTAACTTCATTAGAATGATAGTCCGAGACAATGGCCATTGAGTCTGTTGCTGTTGACTTTAACTTGGGTATAAAAAACCCTTTCTGTTCACTCTTTTCCAAATCAAACCACCTTTTAATAATCCAGTGGTTCTTAGCCGGAGGATTAAGTAAAAGAATTATTGTAATATTCCCCTTAACAGTACGAAGTGAATCATCCAACTGCATGAAGTCTTCTTCCGGTATCTCATCAGCTTCTTCAATTATCACACAGTTGTAACTAGCTAACGACTTTAACTTGCTCTTTTGGTCACCTGAAGACTTCCTAAACCCTACGGCGTTAATACTATTCTCTCCATAAGTCAAAGACATTGTGCTTTCGTTTATCTTGACTTTATTGGTTAGTCCCGCCTCGTCTATTCTGTCAGTTATCTCTCTATAAATTGAATTACGGATGTCGCCTAGAATATAACGCATTGTGGCTGCTCTGAAGTATTCCGGGGCTATTAGTTTGGCTACTGCATATTGTGAAGCGACTGTTGAACGACCGGCACCACGACCCCCTAAAAGGATAAAATACCTAGGATGTTCTATGAATAAGGGTCTAAAAACTTCATTTACTTTCTGAATCATTTTTAAAGTCTGAAAAAACTATCGTATTCGTTTCTATCTTTTCGCCTAGTGAAGTAATATCTGTTTCGTTCTTATCTTTCCAATCAAAGTTATTCTTTGCATTAAATATAAGTCCAGGTGTGAAAGTGTGCTTTTCGTTCATTCTACTCTCAACATCTTCTTCAACTCTGTTTCTGGCTTCTTTTATAGTGAGCAGAAATTCGTCCTTATTTGCATAGTCAACCAGTGTTCTTCTACTCATTCCCAATCGTCTTGCAAGTCCACTCATTGTATAAGGTGCCGGAGAACTTATCATTATCTCTGTCTTCTTTGTATCATCCCAGATCTTAACGGCACGGTCTTCACACCATTGAAAATACTCGTCTATTATTATTTGCATATCTTCTGGTGTTTTATAAAAAGGAGGTCTACCTACTGGGTTTTTTGAAATCTTATCGGGCATACCCTAATATTATACTACATTTACTTTTGATACAAAATTATAGTTGCCGTTACTCCTAAAAAGAAACCTAATAAAAACATCATTTCTTTCCTGTTTGCTCCCCTAAGATTCCAGCCCCCAGTTCTTTAATTATTTTCCATAACCTTGCGTGCTTTGCCCTATAACCCTTTTGATATCCACGCTTAAAGGCTAGTTTTTGTGTTGCTTCTATGTCTAAAAATATATTCATATCCTAATCAATTATTGGGTGTTATTTATTATCCTCACCCCTAGCCTCTATCACATCTTTAGAATCTGCCCAACCCTTTATTGTCATCCATTCTTCTTTGCCACAACTTTCAATTGTAGGGATTGGTGCTTCACAAACTCTTACAAAACTACCATCGTATTTCCAAATATGTTTGTGTTGTTTCTTTTTCATTCTTAGTAAATCAGGGTGTTATTTCAGTAATCTA